TAGTTATGATATGGCCGAAAGTTGGCGACGACTTTCGGAGGTTGGTGGAAAGAATATTCAACCTCATGACCTTGTGATGTTACACCATGAATTAATGGAATATGATTTTATGTCAATGGGAATGAAATACGATGAAGCTCATGAACTTACTAATCAAACTTATAATTATCAAAAAGCATGGATTGCTTGGATGAAGGAGAAAGGAGACCTATAATGCTTAAATTAATTAAAATTTTTAATTCTAAAAGTAAGGGTTATTGGTATATTCCTGAAAACCGTGACCCAGGTATGATTGAGATTGATGAACGGACTGGAGAAGTTACAATTGCAATCGAATCAAGCTATGACAAAGAATTAGGCTATCCTTATTATGCGAATAAGGCTCGTGGAGCAGTGAAGCAGATGTGGGATAGAGGGGAATTACCCAGCGAGAAATCTTTCGCTTGGGGATAAGCACTTAGAAAATTCTAGGTGCTTTTATTGTGCTTTTAATTAGGAGGTGATCCGATATCTCCCAGCGATAGGGTTATCATGCGATTACGATTGAAAGGTTATAGTATGGCTAGGAAGAAACTTGGCAATCAGAATCCTACTCAATCGGTGATTTTAAAATACGTCAAGAAAAATTCATTAGCAAATGAAGCGATTGATCTTTACGAAAAAACTGGTCTTTCTTGCTATTCTTGGCAAAAAAACCTTCTACTACCTATGATGGCTGTTGATAAAAATGGCTTATGGGTGCATCAGAAATTTGGATACTCTATTCCTCGACGAAACGGGAAGTCAGAGATTCTTTACATTTTGGAGATTTGGGGGCTGCATAAAGGACTAAACATCCTTCACACAGCTCATCGTATTTCCACTTCTCATGCCTCATTTGAAAAGGTTAAACGTTACCTGGAGAAAATGGGATATGTGGATGGTGAAGATTTCAACTCTATCCGTGCCAAAGGACAGGAACGGATTGAATTGTATAAAACTGGTGGTGTGGTCCAATTCCGTACCAGGACATCAAATGGGGGTCTTGGTGAAGGATTCGATATGCTGATCATTGATGAGGCACAGGAATACACAACAGAGCAGGAATCTGCTTTGAAATACACTGTGACCGATAGTGCTAATCCAATGACTATTATGTGTGGGACTCCTCCTACTCCAGTTTCCAGTGGTACAGTCTTTACTAAGTATCGAGAAACGTGCTTATTCGGTAAAGGGAAATACTCTGGTTGGGCTGAATGGTCTGTGTCTGAAGAAAAAGAGATTGACGATGTAGATGCCTGGTATCATTCAAATCCTTCAATGGGTTATCACTTGAATGAACGAAAAGTAGAAGCTGAGCTAGGTGAAGATAAACTAGATCATAATGTTCAACGTCTAGGTTTCTGGCCTACTTACAATCAGAAGTCTGCTATATCTGAAACAGAATGGAACGAATTAAAAGTATCTGATATTCCTGAGCTTGTCGGACAATTATTTGTTGGGATTAAGTATGGACAAGATGGTACAAACGTTGCCATGAGCGTAGCAGTGCGGACGAAAGATGGACGTTTTTTTGTCGAAGTTATAGATTGTCAATCAGTGCGTAATGGGAATGACTGGCTAGTGGCTTTTCTGCGTAGTGCAGATGTGGCGCAAATCGTTATTGACGGTGCAAGTGGTCAAAAGATTCTAGATGAAGAATTGAAGGACTACAAAATTAAGAATGTCATCTTACCAACCGTTAAAGAGATCATAGTGGCAAATGCTCTTTGGGAGCAGGGTATTTATCAAAAAAATATCTGCCATGCTGGACAACCATCTCTATCAAAAGTGGCTACTAACTGCGATAAGCGCAATATTGGTTCAAATGGTGGTTTTGGTTATCGCTCTCATTTTGACGATATGGATATTTCTTTGATGGACAGCGCTTTGCTTGCGCATTGGGCTTGTGTGACCACTAAGCCTAAGAAAAAGCAAAAAATCAGTTATTAAAAAGTAGCAGTCTAAGAACTGCTTTTTTTGATGATAAAATTACCGAACTGCCGGGAAAGCAGGAGAAAGGAGACATGAGAATGTCAGAATTTAAGGTTATTGAAACGCAAGAGGAACTTGATGCAATCATCAAGAATCGTTTAGAACGAGTTAAAGAAAAATACTCAGATTACGATGAGATGAAAGCTCTTGTTGTTCAAGTACAGGATGAAAATAGCAGTCTAAAATCTGCATTAGAAACTTCTAAGCAAGAGACAGAAAGTTCTAACAAGCAAATTGCCGATCTTGAGGCTAAAATTTCCGGTTATGAAACGGAAAACTTACGGACTCGAATTGCATTACAGAATGGTTTGCCATTCGACTTAGCTGATCGCTTGCAAGGTACCGATGAAGAAAGTCTAAAAGCAGATGCAGAACGCTTAGCATCTTTTATCAAACCTGTCGAACCTGTTGCACCAATGCGTGTCGTAGAACCACAAATTGGAGACAATAAAACATCGCAAATGAAGTCAATGCTTCGAGAATTAAATAATACAGGAGAATAATGTAATATGACAGACAATTCATTAAAACAAGGAACGCTTTTTAAACCAGAATTGGTTAAAGAACTCATTTCAAAAGTGCAAGGACGTTCTGTTCTTGCCAAGCTCTCATCTCAAACACCAATTCCATTTAATGGAGTTGAGCAATTTATCTTTAATCTTGAAGGGAATGCTCAAATTGTTGGTGAAGGACAACAAAAAGGTGCGGGTAAAGCAATCATTGAACCAAAGGTAATCAAACCGCTTAAATTTGTATACCAAGCACGTATCACAGATGAATTTAAGTATGCTTCTGAAGAAAAACAACTTGAATATCTTTCACAATTTGCTGATGGATTCGCTAAGAAAATCGCAGATGCTTTTGATATCGCTGCTATCCACGGTTTGGAGCCAAAAGGGCTTACAGATGCAACCTTCCGTGACACTAACTCATTTGATGGTTTGATCACTGGGAATATCGTAACTTATGCAGAAGATAAATTTGACGATAACATTGATGCTGCCGTCCAACAAATCGTAGCTAAGGGTGGAGAAGTTACTGGTGTGGCTATCTCTCCAGTAGGTGGTCAATCACTTGCTAAGTTGAAAGTAAATGGTGTGGCTCAATATCCAGAATTCCGCTTTGGTCAAAATCCTGACTCGTTCTACGGAATGAAATCAGACGTAAACAAAAACTTGACTGTTACAGGTGGAACTGCTCAAACAGACCATGCAATCGTTGGTGACTTTGAGAACCGTTTCAAATGGGGTTATGCTGAAAATATCCCAATGGAAATCATTGAATATGGTGATCCAGATGGAGCTGGTCGTGACTTGAAAGCCTACAATGAAATCTTGCTGCGTGCTGAAGCGTTTATCGGATGGGGTATTCTTGATGCTGATGCATTTGCTCGTGTTAAAGCGTAAGGTGATTTGAAATGATTTACGTTAATAAAGTATCAGGAGAAATAATCACCACTGATTCAGTGCTGGGAGGCGATTGGATCGCTGGTAGTGAATATAAAAACGGGACAGAAGTTTCAGAAATGAAAGTGGCAGATATTCGCTCTAAACTAGATAGTTTAGGAATCGAATACGACAAAGGAGCTAAGAAGGCTGACTTGCTTGCTCTTTTAGAACAACATGAAGGATAAATAAAATGACAACATTTGCAACAGTAGAAGACCTTGAAACTTTGTGGCGTTCTTTAAAATTCGATGAACGGAAGAGAGCAGAGGCGCTGTTGAAAATAGTGTCAGATTCTCTTCGTGAAGAAGCTAAGAAAGTCAGCAAAGATTTAGATAAGATGGTGCTTGACAGCCAATCTTATCAAAGTGTTGTGAAATCTGTTACTGTGGATGTGGTTGCTCGTACATTAATGACATCAACCGATCAGGAGCCAATGACACAAATGGCTGAGTCTGCTATGGGATATTCTTTTAGTGGCTCTTATTTGGTGCCTGGTGGTGGTTTGTTTATCAAAGAGTCTGAACTGAAAAGGTTAGGCTTCAAAAAGCAAAGATATGGGGTGATTGATCTTTATGGGACGAATTAAAGGTATTACGATCACTCTTATAGAAACCGTTGAGAAGGGAAGGGATGACTTTGGTCATCCCATTTTTGAGGAAGTTGAAACTTTGGTGGATAATGTCCTTATATCTCCATCTTCAACGGATGATATCACAAGCCAGATGAATCTAACTGGACGGAAAGCAGAGTATACTCTAGCAATACCAAAAGGTGATCTTCATGATTGGGAAGATAAAGAAGTTTTATTTTTCGGTAAGAAATGGAAAACTTTTGGAATTCCTCTTGAAGGGATTGAGGAAATGCTTCCTTTAGCTTGGAACAAGAAGGTGATGGTAGAACGCTATGAGTGATATTAAGTTTAAGCTCAATCGTGCAGGAGTGGCTGAATTAATGAAATCTGCCCCTATGCAAAATGTCCTTTCTCAATATGCATCTGATATTCAAGCTAGATGCGGTGATGGATATGTAAAAGATATTCATGTAGGTAAAAATCGTGCTAATGCAATGGTTAGTGCAAAGACCTATAAAGCTAAGAAGGACAATATGAAAAACAATACTCTTTTGAAGGCGGTGAATTAAATGATTGAAATTGTTATCAAGAAATATCTTGACGGTCATTTATCGGTACCGTCTTTTTTTGAGCATGAAACAAACATGCCACAAGAGTTTGTAATCCTTGAAAAGACTAGGGGAGCCAAGAAGAACCACGCAAAGACTGCAACCTTTGCTTTTCAGAGTTATTCAACCAGCATGCAGAAAGCTGCTGAATTGAATGAGAAAGTAAAACAAGTTGTCGAAAACATGATTGAACTGAATGAGATCAGTGGAATCCACCTAAACAGTGATTACAATTTCACAGACACAGAAACTAAAAAATATCGTTATCAAGCGGTATTTGATATAAATTATTTTTAAGAAATGGAGAATGGAATGGGATCAGAAGCTCAAACTACTCAAACAACATCGTCATCATTAGTGACGACAGCAAAACCTAAAATTGGGGGTGCAATCTATTCAGCACCTAAGGGAACTCCTCTACCAACAGATGCTACAACCGCCTTAAATGCTAAATTTCTATCTCTAGGATATATCTCAGAGGATGGCTTGGAAAACGAAAATAGCCCTGAATCTGAAAACGTCAAGGCATGGGGTGGTGATATCGTACACTCCTCACAAACAGAAAAACCCGATACATTCACTTATACATTAATCGAGGCATTGAACGTCAATGTTCTTAAGGAAGTGTACGGTGCGGATAAT